TTCCAGATTCTGCGATTGCATCTACAGCAGATTGAGTTATAGCAACACTTTCTTCAGCAGTGGTTGCAGCGTCCGTTGCTGCTGCAGCAGCATCTTCAGTAATTTTAACTATTTCTTCTGGAGTCGCATTTGAACCAAATGTCGTGCCAGTTGCAGTGCCACTTGAACCAGCACCCGGCAATCCATCGCCGGGAGCTAAATTATGCAATCCTCTACCAGTTAAACCACCAGCAGCATTCAGTAATGCTGGCATTGCTCCTAATAAATTGGCAGCGACTCCAAGACTATCAGCCCATGCCATAAATGGGTTGGTTACAGTTGAAATCTCTGTAAGACTTTTGGCAATGGCTTCATTCTTCTTTTGAATATCTTCAAGTTTCTTTTGAAGTTCTTCTGCTTTTTTAGCATCTTCATCTTGAATGGCTTGCATTAGAAGCAGGCGAGTGCGCTCTTCTTCGCTGATCTTGCCCTTCAAAGCAGCAGCGATTTCGATTTTTTGAAGGTCAAATATTGAAGCGGCTTTATCTAGTTTAGCCTTGTCCGCCACAGCTTTAGCAGCTGCTGCTGACTGTTTCTTTTGAAGCGCAAGAAGTTCTTTTGCACGTTTTGCCGCATCTGATTCTAATTTAGCTAATGCTTTTTGTTGCTGAAGTTTGGTTAGTTCTGTTTTATTTGAAGTTGTAGGAGTTGGAGTTAAATTAACTCCAGCTGCCTTTCCAGCAAAACCCTGAAAAATATTCTTAGGCAAATTACCGAGCATTTTGAGAAGGTTAGGGATTGCACCTATTGCTGCACCAGTTGCTTCTGTGATGTGAGCAATACCGGTAGCTACTCCCTCGATTGCTTTTTGAGCATCGCTAACTTCTGTACCACCAGCAATACGAGCAAAAGCATTAACTAAACCACCACCAATAATTTCCGATGCATTATTGGTTGCAACACCTAAAGCGTCCATCTTGTATTGTGTTGAACTCAAATAATCCTGAGCAGCACCAGCAGATTTGCTTAATATAACGCCTAAAACTTCAGCGAAGGATTTAGAATTTAATTCAGCAGTAGTTAGACCAGAGTTATACTTCCTTAAACCCTTGGTAATTCCAACGTAACCATTTGCCAAATCTTGAGATACTGTGGCTAAATCAATACCGGAAGCGCGGCTAATTGTTATGGCATTATTAAGCAATTCTTGTGATTTGGTCAATGAACCTGTTGTGGTCAATAATGCCTGAAATGCTGGACGCAGAATATCGTCAGCAATAGAAGCAGATCTTTCAAGATCAGATATATATTTACTAATAGCAGGATTGGCAAAACCAATACCTAGGTTATCAACAGCCCGAGTTAGACGTAACGCTGCAGCTTCATCGGCTGCAAATGCCTTTATTGATTCCTTGCTGTAATTGATTATGGTAGAAGCAGCAAAAGTAATACCGAAAGCTTTAGCTAATTTTTTAACGCTTCTTTCAAGGGTAAGCGTCGATTTACCTGCCTGATCAAAAGCCCTTTGTCCAGTAAATTCAGCAGCGACATCAATTATAATATTGGCCATTAACCTTGCACCGTCGCTCTCTGATTAAGTTTATCTTTGGCTTTATTTATGGCTCGTAATACGCCATTTTGTGCTTTGCCTTGATCTTCTTCATAAGCACGAAATAGTGCTCGGCCTTGCATTTTGCTATCGCCCTTCATGGAAGAGGAATATTTATTTGTTAAATTTTTAACAAAAACAGAATTCGGGTTTTTACGTCCGGCAGTTTCATAAATTGCACCAGCTGCAGTTTTATTAAATAAACGCGCTAATGATCTAAAACCTCGACGATTAGGTTTTGATGGTGTTGTTTTATAACCAATACCAGCTTTAGCAATTTTGGCGGTATAGGTCGGAAATTTAGCATTACTATTTGATCGAGTTTGCCAATTACTTAAAACTTGACTATCAGAAGGCATATAGCCCCGAGCCGCCTTCACAACGGGTTTCAGGGCTATTGCCATTTCCTTTGGTAATTGCTTGGCTAAATCAGGAGTGAATTGACGTAAGGATTTACGAAGTGCGACTACGCCCTTTACTGCGACTGGCATTCTGCATCTCCTTGTTTCTGTCTTTCAAACCTTCCAATAAAGCCTTAAACATTCTGGAATCACATTCCAGTAAATCATTAGGCGCAATCCCTGTTTCAAGACTTAGTCTCGCGACTAAGTAAGTGAATGAGTCGCGCCCTATGCTTCCGGGGCATCGTCTAGAACTTCCACCTTTACAAGTGTGTCTAGAAACTCAACCCCAAACGGCTTGACAGTTTCACCGGATCGGCGCAAACATTCCCAAGCCAGCCAATACACGTCGCTCTGCTTTTCATCGTCTCGAAAGGCTTTATGAAAACCTTTCTTGGCGTAAGACTCGAACGCGAATTCGATCGATGGAGTTATCTGATGATCAGATACAGAGCCATCTGCCCTTGTGATCTTTAGCTTTGCCATTTTTTAGCCCTTTTCTTTAATTGTTAGAATGAACCTGTTGTTGCAACAGTTACTGCACCATTAACGTTCCATGTTACTGATTGCTTGCTTAGATCGCCAACAGCACCGTTAATATCGGTTGTGCCATTGATCAAGCAGGTCATTGTGTAAAGTGGATTTGTAGCTGATACGGCAGTTCCTTTTTGCTGTAGTAGAACTACAGTAACAGAAGTACCCCATGCAGCTTGAAGTGTTGCCAAAACATTTGCTGAAACAGTGTCATTTAAGAACTCGATTGTTACAGATGATGCTTCTAGGCCTTTAACGAACTTGTGGCCTGTGTCACCCATTGCAGTAACTTCCAATTCGTCAAATTGACGATTGAGGGTGATTGAATCGACGTGGTCAGAAAGATCAACAGAATTGACCTTAACGCCGACCTGATTATTTAGAAATACAGCCATTTAGGTTATTCCTCATCTTTCTTGGTAGGTGCTGGCTTTGCTGATACTGCTGGAATCTGTCCGATCTTGATCAGAAAGGCTTCCAACTCTTTTTCATAATCGGACATATTAACTCCAACTTGTCAGGATAGATATGGACATCTCGCAGCTGAGCAGGTCGCCCGACGCAGCATTGAGAACGCTAGGTGCTGAAACGCTACCAACATTATAGACCAAAGAACTGGCAGCGAGTTTATTGAACACGGCAACAACGGCTTCTTCGATCCCGTTCAGATTGCCTTCATTGTCAAACAGTGGGACTGTAATAATGATCTTAAAGTTAGCAGTTGGGTTGATCGTGCTGTGCTGATTATTGTTAGGGGCTAGATAGGGATCGTCCGGGCTAACAATGACCGAATTGGCTAAAACTGTTGTAGGTGGAAACGCAAAAGTTTGCCATAAAGAATTATTAACTAGGGCTGTTGCCAGGGTAGTTCGAAGAGTGGTAATCGCGGCTGTCATTAGCCCACCATTGAGCGAGGGTCTAGCGCGTGTGCGATCAATCCTCTAATCCGCGCCAAAAGGGTATTGCCCATTCGGTACGGTGAGGGCTGGAAGTCTGGACTTACTCCGCCGCTATTGCTAGTTTGACGGCTCTGCCAGATATCAACAGCTATCTCCAAAGCGGCTGTCTGAACTGCTGCATCTGCTGTCCAGTCAATATAAGACTCACTTGTAACAATTCCATAAGGAATGATTGTATGACGCGGATTGTCTGAAATGTGAGTGGTTGTCACTGAAAATGAATAAGCTGTTGCAGCAGTAATAGTTTTAGTGCCATTGTATTTAGTACCACAATTAGCAATAGTTACTGACTGACCAACATAATAATTTACAGGTACTTCAAAATATAAAGTGCCAGTAGTGCCGGTATTACCATGAGCTACTGGGAAATCTGTATTAGCCCAAAGCATTGGAAGTAGGACTGCGTCTGACGCGTCGCACACTTCTTGAAGGGTCGCGTCTGCGTAGAGTGTGCCAACGCCAAGAGTGCTGCGTAGTTCGGCAACTGTGCAAAGTGACATTCTATTTCCCTTCTAAAGACCCAGAGGGGGCAAGGGCTATGCCCCCTCTGAGCGACTTAGTAACGACTAACTATTAAGTTAGGTTAAAGCGACGAACTCCGCCACCGACCTTAGGGGCGATTGCGTAGTATCCATAGACAGCAACTTGCAGCTGTCCGTTAGCCAAAGCTTGAACCTGAAGGGTTGTCTTTGGTGCTTCGTAGAATGTAAATGATTCTGGAGCAACAATAAATGCTGACTCATCGATCAAAGTAGTTACAGACATATGTGGGTCAACAAATGTATTGAGACCTAGAACATCGCCAACGATTGATTGGCCAGAAATGTTTCCTGGGTTATTCTGTGGGTTTGAAGCCATGAATAGAGGACGATTTGTTGTGTCATCTGCACCCATGATGGTCTCCCACCATGCTGTATTGATAACCAAGTTACGGGCGAACTTTCCTGCTGCTGCGTAAGCTGCTGGAACTTCCTTTGAGATGTATGCCTTTAGGCCAGCAATAGTTGCAGCCTGTGTTGAAGCTTGTGTACCTGAAGCAGTGAATGCTGCAACAACAGCTTTATCAGTTGCCTTGGCATATGCGTAGTTCAATTCCTTAATTAGTTCATCGTAGAACGCTGGTGATGAACGATCTAAAAGTTCCCAAGAAATTGTTTGTAGGCCAGCAGCCTTTTTAACATTTACAGTTAAATAAGTTGAAGCCATTTCAGTTCCACCAAGGGCTTCGCCTTCAGTTGAATCTGAATCGATTGTTGGTGCTGTACCTAACTTAGGAATTGTGAAAGACATTCCTGAGGCTGGCAATACACCCTTTGAGATCGCATCGACAGCTGGACGGCCATCGATTGAAGTTGTTACGAACTCGTTCATGTGTGGTGCAAGTGTCAAACCTGTATTTGTTGTTGTGTCATCTGTAGCAAGAACTAGTTGACGAGCTGAATCGTCACCCATAGCTGCCTTGATGGTTGCTTCAAGATACTCACCAGAGGTTAGTGTCTTTAAGCGTGGTCGTACATTTGTAACCGCTACAGTTGGGCGAGCAGCTTCTACAGCCGATGCCTCAACTTCTGGAGCTGCTACAGTGTCTGGAGTTGATTCCACGACTGGCTCGCTTTCTGTTGGTTTGGTTTCTTCAATAACATCTTCTTCAGCTGGTGCTTCATCAGATGCCGCGACATCGATGACCTGTGCCGACTTAAATGCCGGTTCGGTCACCAAACTTACTTCGAATAGTCGAGCAGCGGATACGTACATCACGCCTGACTTATTCTTTGCTTTAATAACTTCGACTCCTACCGAAAGACCACCTTGTAAGCCTTCGCTTGCCAAGATAAGTGCGTCAGTACCACGAGAAGAATTAGAAATTTTAAAAGATGCGTAAATGCCTTCGCCCGGTACTTCATTAAACATTGTGGCTTTACCTAAAGGTTCTTTTACATTATGTTGATTTAGCAATTTAATGCTTGCCGGGTTCTCTGGAAGTTGAATTGCCCCTGATTCAAAAACAACAGCACCTGCTGAAGTTGAACCAATTTCGCCAGTTCCCATTGGAACGATTTTGCCAGAGATTGTTCTACGAGCTGAGTCTGCTATGAGATCAGCTGAGAATGTAAGGATATTCTCCATTACATACCACCATTTCCATTAGGGGTTAGATCAGTCATTTCCATTGCTTGATTTTGATCAATAAGACCAAGAGTTAAAAGTTTTTCAATTACAAGAAGTTCATCCATTGGATTTGCTCGTAAGAATGAATGATCAAGGTCAAAACGAACTTCATTGCCATTAGCGGTAACATCGTTCATCGATAAACGATCTTCGATTGCCGTGATAAATGGCTGTAATGATAGAGATACAAACTGCTTACGTGAATCAAGCAAGTTCGAATAGGTCATTGAATTATTGGCATCTGCAGATAGATAAAAAGCATCAACATTGCAAAGGCGAGCAATTTGTGTAGCGTAATCTTGCTTTGCTTCATTGTAGAGCATATCCTTAGGGGAGAATTGCGCGACATTGTATTCAAGTGTTGAGGTTAAATAAGCAGTTGAACGATTAAGGCGAGCAGATTTCCATGCGGCAAGTAATCCTTGAACTTCTTTAGGATCAAGATCAGCACCGGTATTTTTAATGTAACCAGTAGGCATTGGAGTTGCTGCAGCTAGTGTCGAAGCAATTTCAAGATCAAGTGCGCCACGCAATACGCGAGCACCAGTAGTTAAGATTCCATCATTTAGTGATTGGAATGTAACAACATCATCATTTGAATAAAAAATACCATCGATCAAATAACCATCGACAAGATGTTGATAATCTGCAGAGTATTGTGGAGTTACGCGAGAATTAGGTATCCACTCGTAAGATGCCGGGCGGCCATCTTCTTGATAACGAGATTTGATAAGCCATACAGCCCATCCGTAAAACAATAACGAATCCACGGTATAAGCGATCGTCACAGCACGGGGTTGATTGATGGCTGGCTGATCCATCCAGACTGGCTTACCGATTTCTTCGCCAGTTGATTTACGATAAAGATTTAATGGCATTGCTGCGATCGTTGAGCAAATTAAATTACGGGAGCGAACTACTGAAGGGATTTCGAGAGCTGATGCTCGATCGATTGTTGGCGCATAACTGTAAATATAATTATTTGCTAAAACTTGAGGGGCATATTGCGCTTCGACAGTCGGCTTATTTGGCTTTGGTACTGCTCGCGAAAATATACCCATGAATTAAATGATAGCATAAACTAGACAGATTGCCAGTATTTGTCAAATCATAATTTGAGGTTTTGGGGCTGGAAGCATCAATTTCGAAACTACCATTGCTAAGCCAATAGGGGCTGAGATATCACCAGCAGACTTTCGCTTGATAATTCGCCACGCCGAATCATTGACTTTGGCGGCACAGTTGTTCATCTGTTGAATTAGTTCGGCTTGGCCATTATGAACCACTTTATGAGTTACCAGACCCATTAGAAGGTCTCCACAGGCCTGATAGAACTGTTGGCCGCTTATATCTTCGACCATAACTCCAGATTGCTTCAAACGGTCTGCAATGGATTGGGTGGCATATTTGTCATAGCACACAGCGCGAGGTTTATAGATGTCGCACCAGCCTTTTGTATCAGCTGCAATTTTGAGATCATCGACTGCCACCTGACTCGACCAAGTTTGAAGAATTCCCACACCAATTCGGCCATCAGGAAGTAATTGTCCGGCAACTAATGAAGCGTTACGTCTAGACGGTGAAACATCGAATGCGAAAATTGTATAAGCCCCCGGTGACATTTCAAGAGTCGAATCAGAAGTTTCTTCTAAGATTCCATGAGGCCAAGGAGATGAAAGGCTATCGATCCATTGGCAAAATGTTTCAGTTCTAGTATTTTCAATCGGGCTAGTAGCAATGGCTTCTTCGATGGCTTCCGGTGAAACGGTATAACCTAAGGCTGGGTTTGCCATAGCCCATGCTTCTCGATCGTCTAGCTTGCAGTATTGCGGCGCGGAGTATTCATAGAATCCGAAAGATTTTGGCGGATAGGAGATTGCCCGTTCTCGCATATCGTTAAGAACAGTAGAGAACGCATCCCCTGCATTTGAAGTAAAGAGCGATTGAGCATTCGGTCTAGCTCTTGTAACAGGGGTAGCCGCTCGAAATCCTTCCTCATTGATTTCACGGAGTTCATCGATCCATAGGAAGTCAGCAGTTCGGCCACGAGATCCATCTCTTGTCGCAGCGACCACATCGAGTCTTGCACCATTAAGAAGCTCGATGGATTCGGTTCCGTTGGCATATCTAATCGCTTTCACTTGGGACTTCAAAAAGTCATTGGATTCGATAGTGTAGGCAATATCCCGGAATGAGGTCAAAGCCATTCCTCGATTAGAGGACATAATTAGGTGATTACGTTCGCCACCATAGAACAGACCCCAAATTACACGCATACGGGCTAGGTGGGTCTTTCCATTCTGCCGAGCCACTAAAACTAGGTTTGACTTACGAATAAAATTACCTTTGCCATCGACCTTCATCATGTCATCAAGTACGAACTTCTGCCAAGGTAAAAGCGGCACTTTAATTTTCTCTGCTAGCTCTGCAATCTCATCGCCCTTAGTTTTGCCCTTCAACAGTGGAGTGTGAAGGCGTGGTTTTGTTGCCCCTCGCAGGGCTTTGCTGCGCTTGGGTTTATTCGTCATTAGCCTGGACTGGCTTGGTTTTGAACGGACTGTCTTCCATCGGCTCTGACCGTGTCAGGGAGAGAACGGCAGGAAAGACAGGGGGGGTAGCCGTGCGACCTAAAAAAACGCCATCATTGAGCGCACCCTTGCGTAGATTGCATGATTTACAGAGCACTCTAAGGTTATCTAGATCGTGAGTTCCACCAACCTTGCGTGGGATTATATGATCAATGTGCATCTCGCCTTGATCAGTTCCACATACAGCACACGATCTACCATCACGATTAAACACACGTTCACGCTGAGCGCGATACCGTCTGCTATTCAGCTTGTCTAATGCCACGAGTATTTTTTCCAATGATCTAAGGCTGCACAGAAGTCAGGCTCATCATACTCTGTAACTCCATAGCGCACAGCAATATAGCGACTAGACCAGTCATACTGTTGTTCCGGATCAGCAGTCTTCAGATATACAGAGTGTCCTTGTAAGAAGCCATAATGTGATCCATTAACAGCTGAGAAGTTCCAGTTACTCTCTTTGGTTGCAAGAGTATCTAAGCATTTATAAGTGTTACTCGTTAAATGGCTTTTAATATAATCCTTGATATTAAAGTCTTTTACTTCGACTGCGTTAGCAGTCTCAGTTGGATAGCATTCATTTATAAATAGACTCCCCCCGAAAGCTAACATCGCGGTCGCGAGCAACCGCGCACACGCGCTCGCTAGCGATTTATAGCGTACCGTGCTTGTCAAATCCATTAATGTTTTACGCATGATCTTCGGCGTGTCGCTAGTCCTGTTGGCAATCATGTCGAACAGATGGATCAAATCCACATAGTTGGCAGCCCATTGATTTGTAGCAATAAGCGCACATATATTCGTATTGAACTTCGTCGCAGCAGCTGAACCAAGCAGTGTTATCAGACTTTAATTTGTAATCAAATGGCATTATTTGTCCTTTCCCCATCCAGTTCCTCTAAATATGACTGGAGTCGAAGTAAATATCCGAATCATGGGAGTTGAGCAATGCAGCACCGGGTTTCCGACTGCGCTCATAGAATGTTCTAATTCTTGAACCACTCCACACGTAATACATTCATATTTATAAACTGGCATTGTGATCCTTACATTTTGTGCAATAGACATCATTTATTAACCATGTGCCGCAGCCTTCGCATCTGCCTGGTTCTTGAAACCATTCGGCATAATCAACTTTATTGAGAAGCTGGATCAGATCTGAGAATCGAAGCATTGCTCCATACTCCCCAGCATCTTCACCTTGCCCGTTGAATCTCATCACGACGATCGACAGCTTCCCATCTGCTCTCTTTCGTGTCTGATCCAGCCACTCCTTCGGTTGGAAGGCACTCCGCGCTTTTACTTCGATGTCGAACGGGACACCAGTAATATCGCTACCTTGCCGACCTGCCCCAGCACTTTCCGCATAAGGAAACCACTTTTTTAGGTACTCACCGACGCATTTCTGAGTGCGGTAACCCCTATGCTTACGATGCTGGGAAGTCATTATTTATAACCAAATCGGTGGGCATTGTTCTGCCCGTGTTTTAGATGAACAGGTATAACCTTCATAAGGCTTTCCGGTCTTTGATGAAACTCCAGTTTTATGAATCATAAAACCGTGCTGGCATCTAGGTGCTTGTGGTATTTCTTTTGCATTTAGTTCATCAGTTAGTAAGTTCATAGCCTCTGCCATGGTTGGTGCTTGTGTTACCGGTACGACTTCTTGTACGTCTTTTGGACTTTCAATAGTCCAAGCATCTTTTACTGGTTCTGGGAATTTTTCTTTGAGGATCGGCTTTTCTGTAGTAATTCCGCCTCGTCCTGCCACTGATACTTTGACCATTTCTTCTCTGGAAGGGCGTCTGCCTTTAGCAGCAAAACCTGCATTCGCAAGTGCTCTGCCGATCGCGCTAGTCTCGCAGTTTTCAAGCGCACTAGTGGCATTAACGCCGCGATCAGAATCCTTCTCTTCAGCAAACCCAGTCGAGTAAGCGACTTGGTCGAGATAAGTGCGGTAGAGATAGGCCTTAATAACATATCTATGAGCTTCACATACTTCCAATTCCGTTGAAATGCGTCCATCTGGGAACTCCTTCCAAAACTTTTCCAGCCGACTCTCGACTGTTTCGTAATCGGCTAAATTAAACGCCATGATTGATTTCCTCTTGTTTCACTAGAAACTCTGCTTGCTCTGTTAAAGGCCAATGAGATCCATCTGGCCAGATCGACACCCAAACAGCACAAGGCTGACAATAATGTCGGTTGATTCCTTTAGACTTAGCGTGTTGGCTCACCACAGTCCATACAGCTAATGTTTTGCCTTTTCCATTTGGATGATCTTGACCCCAGCGCATTTTGCAATAATCACACCATTGACCGGGCTTGGCTTTAGTAACTGTCAAGGTCATTCCAATCAGTTGATGTAATCGATCCAGCGATTGCAGAGTAGCTACAGATGTCTTTGTAACTGTCTGGGTGGTTTGCTGTAGTTTTAATTCGCGAGATTTTGGTGAGGATGAGACAGATTGCGACTTCGTGAGGCTCGATGTTTTTGTCAAGGTACACGCTCCAGAGTCTTGCGATCTGAATGTGATTGAGAGTTGAATCGCCGTATTCACTACCTCGTTCAACAAGGAGTGCTTTAGCTTCATCGAGGATTTCATGCGCCTTCACTCTGACCAAAATGTGTGTCGGGCGACCGAACGGCCGAGCTGATAACCCTCTTCTTTGCCTTGCTTAAAACCATGCCCATAACCAGCTGCGACACCGACCGTTAAAAATGCTAGCATCACTAAATATAAATATAAATCTGTATTCATTTTGCCCTTTCCATCAATGGCTTTCATTGATAAAGCGCAATCTACAGGCTACCTAGGACTTATCAAGCACCTTTTGGTAACGAAACGGTAACAATTCTGAATCGTCCATTTGCTTATCAATGTCTCGCCTCAGCGGATTATCGAGATCGTCCATACCTACGACCGTTAAAGGCAAAGGTTCCGTCCTTTTCTATATGAATTGTTGATACCTGAACACCCTTGGCATCTTCTTCAATAATTAAAAATGCCTGTTGCCAGTTCATTGTCCCTTTAGTGTAATGAGCTTTACGAACATCCATTAGATGTCCACCTTCAAATCCTCTTAGAATACGGCCTATTTTGCCCCCTGATGCCTCTGTAAAGGCCGATTGACCTGCTCGGTGAGTGTGACCACAGATCACGCTTAATCCGTGTCTCCTAGCGGCTTCTAAGGCCGTTAGACCGGGTATAGGTTTTATGGCTTGCTCATCTCCGTGAACAGCGACATAGCCTTTAGCGATTGGATATGGTTTCTTGTGATATGAAATGCCAAGTTCATCGAGTTTTAGAAAACGCTCAAATTTCAACTCAGGCAATGACAAGAATGCCGGTATTTTCTTCATGATCACGTTATAAAGCCGATCCGTGTGATTCGATCGGATCATGTGAGCTTCTTTGGAATATTGAGTCAATTCCCATAAAACTTCCACGGTCTGATCTCTATCCGAAGCTAGTGTTTGTTCATACCAGCCCGGTGTGTTTTCTGTCCATCTGCTGATCTGTGGGAGATCGATCTCATCTCCGAGAGTAACGACAGCATCGGGGCGAAAAGCCTTAATAAAACTCGCAACATTCTTTACTGCAACTTCATCGTGATATGGAACTTGTAGATCCGGTATTACGACAGTCCGCTTCATTAGTCCTCGTCATCGTCAGGATAATAACCCGGCAACTGGCTTGGATTGTCATTTATGCGTTTAGGCAAAATCCAGTCAGGATAAGAAATCGGGTCTTGTATCATCGAGATACATATATCGACAGGAAAGCCAGCCTTACGCAAGGCCTTATAGTATTCGTTTAATCCAATACAATAAGCCTCTAGTGGAGAGTAACCTTGATCCTCTAAAGGTTTAACCTTACGCGCGGCCATGACTTTATTCTAACGCTCTAAAAGTATGTTGTAAATCTCATCAACTCGCGTGTTGAGACGCTTGATCTCGCCCAATAAGTGTGTGATCACATAACCAGCCAATCCACCGATTATCGCAACGGTAGCAATATAAAGCTGAAAGAATTCCGTTGGTGTCATTTTCTTCCAAGTTCATCTTTCGGATCCAAGTATCGCAATATAGGTGGAATAATAGAGGCAAGACCAGCAGCAATTAAAGCCTTTGGATCAGTTACACCAGCTGCATACATTGAAATGACTGAAACTAAAAATGCTCTGCCCCATGAGCCTAATGCGTTTTGTAGGTCTTTCACTTCGATCCCCCGATCATAGGTATTTGAAGAAACTCACCATTAAGGTCAGCTTCTTTCGAAAACGAGATATGGCAGTGGTGATTGTGTTGATTGATTCCACTGTATTTGCGCCATTTCCAGCCAAGCAACGGACTTGCGATTTGTCCATTGAAGATAACGTAAGTAATGCGCTTTCTTGAATCAGACTTTGCAAAGAGACGAATCTGATCCGCAAGGTCTGGCATGATGTCTGGTTTAGCTTTACCCGAAAGATCTCGATCGACATCGATGGCACGAACCCAGCCGAGAGCATCTGGATTATGATCTGACTCACGCGCAGCGTGTCTACTGTCGCCGATCCAACCATCAGAAGTTCGATCTCGATCTGGGAATGAGTCGTCAATCTGTTCTCTTAACTGAATTGCACATTTTGATAATTGAGGTTTCACTTATAGACCTAGAGCGGCTTTCAAATCATTCAAGTCAATCCCAGCCAAAGCTAATTTCTGGGCAATGGTTGGCTCTGGTGCTACTATCGTGCCATTATGCTTTTGAGCAACATTATCAGCTTTATTTGCATCCGATTCTTTGATGTCAACCCAAAGTTCATTGTTTCCATCGAGCATAGGAATACCTTCAACTACTATGCCAGCCAAAGCTAATTCTTCTAAGAGTTCGGCACCATTAAGATTTTTTGGTCGTGTTATTTTAATCATCATTAAACTCCTAAAAGTGAGGCTGTTAGCCATGTTCGGTTTGCTGACACATCTGAGTTTCCTCCGGAGGCCTGATATGCGTAGATTTCGATATAATCTGCAACTGCGCAATCAACGATTCCAGATGCCGAAACTGTGGCAAAACCACCAGATACGCTAACACTTGATTGAGGATATTGCGCACCAACCAAAGCAGAGCCATTTTTCATAATTTGAACAACAATTTGAGCACTAATATTATTGGAAAATTGTAAATTCGTAGTTACTAAAAATTTGCCAGCTTTTCCACTAGGTATTGTTATTCGGCTTGTATTGGATGACGTTGAATGATAACTATCGGTATCTAAATATTCACTGTCAAAAGTTACGGCAGTACCCGTAATATTTGGAATAGTTTGTGCCGAGGTTTTATAAATTGCGCAACCTGAATAAGTTGGAGTTGAACTGGCTGTGGTTGCCCATTTAACTCCAGCAGATACAGTTGAATCAGCCGTAAGCACTTGACCATTTGTGCCAACTGCAACAGCCAGTGGTGTATTAGCACCTGAGGCAGCAAAAATTGTGCCTTTTGCCGAAGGATTTAGAAGATTAAGTGTGCCAGTAATGTCATTGACATTTGTGGCTGTTAAAACATCGCCGGTGGCGAATGTAGTTTTCGCTGGAAATCCAACGGCCATGATTACTCCTTAGTATGAAAGGGTGCTAGTTCCTAGCACTCCGGATAGACTAGAACCAAGTATAAACGCATCTATGATTGGTTCCAAAGTTGTGAATGTAGTTTTCCAAGCATTTGGCTTAATATCGTGGGAAACGCCAAATACTTGTAAGGTTTTTGTGAGTGTTGATGAACCCGGTTGAGTTGTGCTCACTGTGACTGGACTAAAGAAATCAAGACCCAAAGCAGCAAGAATGCCTGAGTTATAATTGTTAGTATAAAGATCAAGCGTGACTGCATCGCAACGAATCGCGGTTTCAGCTCGGGAAGCAACAAAAGCAAGCGCATTGTTTAAAGCCTCGGTATCTGTTTCCATCAAAAGATTAGATTCATTATAAGAGTGCAAGAAATACTTGTCGATCGAGGTTTGATTGCTGGCTGTCTGAGTAGTGCCGCCAGTGCGAGTAATTGTCGCCTTATTGAAAACTAAAGAATCATCTAATTTCCATAGGGCATTGTTATAGGCAATGCCTGTGCCATCATCATTAAATACGGTTGGAGTACCAGCAACGCTAGCTGATGTAACTGTCCGATCTTGAAATGTGAAGTTTCCTGCTCGATCCATATAAAGCGCACCATATTCGGTACTTTCAATGACTTGTAAGGCAGATAGAGCATTTCTCGTATTTCCCGGATCGACTTGAACAGTCGTTAGTCCAGTATCGACATCGCGCTGACTTGCTGGCCATCCAATAGCATCAAGAATGCGACCAATGCGTGTGCCCGTGCTTTCACCTGCGACAGCCCCAGTTACGGTACTAATTTGGGCATTCTGAGCCAATCTGAAGCCATCAACGGCTTGGATGGTGGTATAGACGACATCTCCTACATCGCGAGGCGTAGAGGTATTGTATGACGTTATATAACCTGCAAAGATTGGGTAGGTGCTTCCCAAATAAGTAGCCGTAATTTGCACTTTACGCATTGGAGTGAGCAGATTGTAATAAGGCGATGCAGGGTTCATGGGATTGAAATAGCCATTTTGATCGATAATCCGAAGGCTTAAAGTGCCAGTCTGGAATACGTCAGAATTGGCTGTACGTCCACGATTTGTCTTGATTGAATCTACTAAATTTGAAACATCCACTACGACAGCTGTGGAATCGGCCAGAGCATTAACGCCAAGAATACCTGCATCAAGAATCATGGGTGAGGCAAAGCCAGCACCAGTAGAAAAGTTGATTATTGCGTTAATTTCTGGAATGGCCATGATTATCCACCACTCGGAAGAACTGCACCCGGACGGTAAGTATTATATCCGTTTGTATTACCAGTGACTAATGCATCATTTACCGCTTTTACAAATTCGTCTTGCATGATGACAGAACCACCGACATTTACGTAAATTGTTGGACTTGCATTCATAGTTCCAAATCCCGGGCCACCGACAGATCGACCGTAAGGATTAAACATAGAAGATGATGTTCCAGCACCCATATTTGAACCAGCAGCTACTAAAGCCTCGGCAGCTTGAACATCGGCTAATGCTTTGGCCTTCGCCTGAGCCCAAGGATCATAAGGATTAAACATAGAACTTGATTGGGCACTTGAAGCAATATCATTAGCTACGCTCAATGTTGTTGCCAAATCTTGTGCAGCATTTCCAGATTCTGCGATTGCATCTACAGCAGATTGAGTTATAGCAACACTTTCTTCAGCAGTGGTTGCAGCGTCCGTTGCTGCTGCAGCAGCATCTTCAGTAATTTTAACTATTTCTTCTGGAG